AAGAGTTGATTATATCAATCTGCGAGCTTGGGAGCCTTTATGGATTGTATAGCGGTCCAATTCCTCAAATGGAGCAGATTGCAATTAACCTTGACGACGGCGTTTTCACTGACAAGAACAATGAGCTTGACTATTGGACTAAGGCTTTGGCCAGTGGCATTGTCAGCAAGGTTCACGCTATCCAGAAGGCATTCAATATGTCAGAAGCCGATGCTAAGAATATGATTCAAGCAATAAATCAGGAGACTATGGACACAGCGAACAGTCAGCGAAGTCAACAAGACATTGATATTTACGGGGAGTGATTAAATGAACCTAATTTCAAGGATTTTCTGGTTAGCTCCAAACCCTGCCAAGTTATTTATGAAAAGCTCAAGACCAAGGCTAGAGAGGATGCTAAATGAAAGGAAACAAGAGACCACCGATTCAGTTCAATGACGAGCAACTGTTGCTTCAAGCGAGCAATGTCGCAGACATCTATCATCAGTTAGCCTTGGACTTGTTTGACAACGTGGTCGAACGTGTGACTGAGCGTGGCACTGTCTATCTTGACAAACAACCGTACATTTGGCAACTCGAAAAGATGCAACAGATGCACATGCTGAACGAGGAAAACCTAAAGCTAATCTCAGAGCGTTCAGGTGTAGCTGAAGAACAACTGCGGCACATTGTCGAAAATGAAGGTTTGAAGCTCTACACGGACACGAAACAGCAGCTCATGGAAGATTTAGGCCGTGGATCATTAGGAGGTAATAATTACATTCAAGAAATTCTTGCTGATTATGCCAGCCAAGCGATTGACGAACTCCACAACCTAATCAATACAACCTTACCAAAGGCTGTCATTGGCGCTTATCAAGGAATTGTGGAGCAATCTGTCGCTCGAGTGGTTACAGGGCTTTCTACGGCTGATAAGGCTATCTCTGACACGGTCATGAAGTGGCAAGAGAAAGGGTTTCAAGGCTTTCAAGATAGCGCTGGGCGTAACTGGAAGATAGACAACTATGCTCGAACTGTTATCAAGACGACAACCTATCGAACTTTTCGAGAAATGCGAACTAGACCAGCTGAAGAGTTGGGTATTGATACCTTTTACTTTTCAAAGAAGGCATCAGCTCGTAAAATGTGCGCACCTTTGCAACATGAGATTGTCACGACTGGTCACGCTAGAGTCGAGCATGGCGAGAAGATTTTAGCTTTGGCAGATTATGGTTACGGTCGGCCTGAAGGGTGCCTTGGTATCAACTGTGGTCACATGTTGACCCCGTTCATTCCAGGAGCCAATTACAAGCCTGATTTAGGCGAGGATGTGGCAGAGGTTAGTCCAGACCAAGCAGAAGAAAATGCCAACGCAGAAGCAAAGCAGAGGGCACTAGAACGGTCTATCAGAGCAAACAAGGAAAAACTACACGTCGCTGAGAAGTTAGGCGATAAAGGACTAATAGACAAGTACAAGGCGAAAATAGGAACTCAGAAGTCTGCTTTGAAAGATTACGTTGATAAGCGCCCATTCCTGAAAAGGGATGAGGCGAGGGAAAAACACTATGATGACCCTTATACACAGGCTAAGAAAGAGGTTAAGGTCAGAAAAGAACTTGAAAAGCTGGAAAAACATAGAGCAGAACAAAAAGAAATGCGAAAACGTTTCACAAATGCTGTAGAAGATGGTATAATTAAGGCAGAAATTAATGAACAAAAACAAGCCGAGCACATCAAAGGTACTAACGAATGGCATAGGAGACTTGAAACTGAGTTAGCTAATGGCAATCAGATTGAACCAAGCTATTTGACAATATCAATGGATGAGGCTGCCGAGCTTATTAAACGTTACTCAGGCACAGGGAAATTCTTGTATAAAGAAAATCCTGACTATATTCCTAAAAAAGAAATCATAAAACATAATCGCAAGATTGGTATGTATATTGACCAACGCACAGGTGAGATGTTTGAAACCGACAGCTTTAGGATACACTATAGAAAGACAGGGGCACACATTGTCCCAACGTATGGAGGCAAGCTATGAAATTATGGACTTTTTTAAGACAAAACGTGAAACTTGTGCTTAAAGACGGCTCAATCATTTCAGGTTTTGTCCAAGAATACTGCGACAAAGATGACAACGATGAGGAAATCGACTCAATTGGTTTGGATGTCGACGGTACTCTTTATGAGTATTTTGAGGATGAGATCCTTAGTATTTCAGTAGCTTAGCACTTAGAACAATCTAAGTGCTTTTTTTATACAATAAACCACTATAAACCGTGTCGGATTCGATGCGGTTTTTTGCTTGACTTTATCCGCAGTCGGTAAAGAACGGAAGATATTACCTAATTTTAGGAGGACAGAAGAATGCCAGAAGACATTCAAGCACAAACTGACCAGCCAGTTAACGCTGGAGAAAACACTGAGTCACAAACTCAAGAGCAACCTATCAAGACATTCACTCAAGAAGAAGTGACTGGCCTTGTCGCTAAGGAGTCAAGAAAAGCACAAGAGAAAATCTTCAAAGACCTAGGGTTTGAAAATTTCAAGAGCGCTAAAGAAGGACTCCAGCAACTCAAAGAGTGGAAAGATTCACAAAAGAGCGAGGCTGAGAAACAGTCAGAGGCGCTTGCTGCTAAAGAGAAAGAGTTAGAAGCTGCTTTGTCAAGTCAACGACTTCTTGAAGCTAAACTGTCAGCTCTAACCTTGGGAGTAAACGCTGAATCTGTAGACGATGTCATCACTCTTTCAAATCGCTTGGTATCCGATGAGGTGTCTATTGAAGATGCTATCGGCCAAGTATTGCAGAAATATCCTCAGTTTGGTCGCACAGAGCAATCCGAGGAGAAGAAGCCGACATTTTCGGCCGGAGGAAATCCAACGGCTGGAACGAACCAAGAAGATGCCTTTTTAAAGGCTCTCGGACTAAACAACTAACAGGAGAATGATCAATGACAATTAACTACATCACTAAACATGAAGGCACTTTTGAGAAGAAATTGATGCAAGGTGCACTTACGAACATTTTGGAAACACCACGAGTAAACTGGTTAGGCGCTAAGTCTTTCGAATTGCCTACAATTTCAGTAACTGGTTATAAAGCACACACACGCTCTAAAGGCTACAACGCTGGTACAGTATCAACTGACAAGAAAGTCTACACACTCGGATTCGACCGTGACGTTGAGTTCTTCGTTGATTCTGCAGACGTAGACGAAACAAACCAAGAACTTTCAGCTGCTAACGTATCTAACACATTCATTACTGAACACGCAACTCCAGAAGTTGACGCCTACCGCTTCTCTAAACTTGCAACAGAAGCTATCACAGGTACACACTTCAAGTCTGAAGCTGACTTGTCAGAAGTGAACATCTACTCACGCTTGAAAGCTGCCCTTTTACCAGTTCGTAAATATGGCGCTCAGAACATCGTTGTTTATGTTTCTAGCGAAGTGATGGACTTCTTGGAACGTTCTAAAGAGTTCACACGCTCTATCGCTACTACATCACCTCAAGGCATCGATACTCGTGTCACTTCTCTTGACGGAGTTCAGCTTATCGAAGTTTGGGACGATGCACGCTTCAAAACCAAATTTGATTTCACTACTGGATTTGTTAAGGCTGCAGACGGTAAAGACATTAACTTCTTGATCGTTGCTAAGCCTGCAGTAATTGCAAAAGCTAAATTTAACTCTATCTATCTTTTCGCACCTGGTCAACATACAGAAGGCGACGGATACTTATACCAAAACCGTTTGTATCATGACCTCTTCGTCCTAGAGACTAAGAAAGACGGTGTCTACGTTTCTCACAAAGCCTAATAAGGGGGGGTAATCCATGAAGAAGTATGAAAAATTGAACCAGGTCTACACAGTCCAAGAAGGGAGCTTGCTCGAAGCGCAATTAGTCGCTGACGGCTTTGAAGAAGTGGTTGACGAAGCAGAGCTTGAAGAGCTACTTGCTACTCATCAACTCGCAGACCTTACTTTGGTTGAGCTGAAAGCTCTTGCTAAAGAGCGAGGGCTTGAAGGATACTCAAACAAAACAAAAGACGAGCTTTTGGAGGTATTGAATGGCTAAGTATCAATCTAATCTGAATGTTTACCTGGCTAAGTCTGACCGCCATTTTGATAAAGGTCAGGTATATTGTTTGGAACTCGTTGAGGATCTTGACGAGGGATTAGTTGAGGTGGAGACATCCACCTTTTAAGGAGGTGATTTGATGTCTTACCTAACTAAAGCAGAGTTCGAGAAGCTCGGATTTGAAGTTGAGGGCGATTTTGACAAGCTTTTAAAGCGAGCAGAACTCGCAATCGATGCATTTACAAGAGATTTCTATTTCTTGAATAGCTTTGAGAGTGACAATGAAGCACGAAAAAGGGCGGTCAAGCTCGCTACGGCTTATCAGATAGCTTATTTAGACAGTTCAGGAGTCATGACGGCAGAGGACAAGCAGTCTATTGCTAGTATGTCAGTCGGACGAACATCAGTTAGCTATCGTACAAGCTCACAGAACGGCTCAGGCTCGCTTTCAGTGGCTGAACGGTATAATTTATCCAAGGACACGGAAAACTGGCTTAGAATGGCTGGATTTGGCTTTATGAGGGTTGATTATGATAGATAAAAGAATGCTACCTGATTCTGTGACTATCAAGAAGTCAACTGGAGAGGATAAGTGGGGGAAAGAAACCTATTCTGAACCCCTTTTTTTATCTCCTTGCAAGTTCGATAGATCCTTTTCTCATTCTGGCTCAGGCAATCATCGTAGTGAGTACAATTCCTCAACCGTGATTGTGTATCACAAATACTGCCCTGTGTCGCTTGACAAGAGCTTCATCGGTGGCATTGTAGAAGAGGACGGAGTCAGCTACGTTGTTAAAAACATCATCCCTCAGTATCATCCTTTGACAAGTAGGCTTTTAGCTTATGAAATCGAGGTGATTTAGTGGGTGGTGGTGCAAGTGTCAAGATTGACCTGAACGGCGTTAAAAAGAAGGTATCGCCTGAGAACTTCGCCAAGGGCAAGTTGGCCATCGCCAACCAAATGCTACTGGACATGGATCCATACGTCCCTAAAAGGAAGGGGGTTTTAAGAGCTAGTGGCCATGCCAGACAGGATTCGGTAGTGTATGTGACACCTTACGCTAGATTGCTTTACTATGGCAAGAAGCGGAAAGGGTTCTTTTCTGAGAAACAAAGAAAGTTTTTCTTTGCAAACAAGGAGAAGTTGCTGAGCCAACGGCCAACGCCTGGAACTGGTCCAAGGTGGGATAAGAAAGCCGCAGCCCTACACTCTAACAAGTGGGCTGATGTCGGATTGAAAGCGATGGGATTGAAATGAACCAAAACAATGACTTTGCAGATGTCTTACTTGAGCATATCAAGGGCATTCAAGAGGAAATCCCGTCTAAACACGGTTATTTAGCTGAGAAAGAGGGGTTAGTAGTATTCCCTCTAGCTGGTGGAGAGGTTGTAGACGAGGACATGGCTGGAACTCAAACAGTCAGCTTGCCTTTTGAAATTGCTATCAAGTCACGAGATCAGGAATTAAACAATAATACATTGTGGCAGATTAACGCTGCCTTATCAAAAATGGACCTAGAATTGCCAAGTAAGAATGGCTCTTACGAGTTCTTAGGTCTGAAAGTCGACAAGCCTTACTTGAATGATTTAGACGAGCAAGGCTTTTATATTTACTTGCTGGACGTAACTGCCAGCCTTGAAATTGAAAGGAATGAATAATGGTTAAAAATAAAAACGTAAAACGTAAACATTACATTGCGCCTTACAAAGAAGCAACTCCAGACACTCCGCCAACTGCGACAGAGTATCTCTGGATTGCTAAAGGCTTCAAGTCATCATCACCAGAGAACGATGAGAAGACAGACGACTTCACAGATTTTGCTGGTGACGGAACGCCTGAAGAACAAGTGATCAGTAAGACACGAGGCCGTTCTTTTGAAGGCGTTCGTGATACAGATGACAAGGCTCAGAACTTTATCGCTGATAAAGAAGACGCAGTCGGTGACGAGCTTTTGGTTTGGTACAAGGAAGTTGACGCAACTGGAAAAACTCAATACGAGGGGCCAGCTCGTCTTTCTGGTATCGAAATCGGAGACGGTGAAGCGTCTGAAAATGAAAGTATTAAGTTTAAGGTCGTATGGACTCGTAAACCTAAGAAATCAACAGTAGTACCAGGATAATCTAAGGCGTGAATTATCACGCCTTTTTATTTTTGAAAAGGAGCATAAAACATGGTAGTCATTAAAAAAGCTAGTAACATCATCCCTATTGATTTTGGAGAGTTCCAACTGGAATATCTAGCAAACGATAAGGGTGTCAAAGAACTTGACTCATTTCTTGATAATTTGAAGAAAGAATGGAAAAAGATGGGAAAACTCTCTGACGAGGCAATCGTTAAGAAGGGCAGAGAAATCGTTGAGGACGGGTGGACTCGTCTTTTTGGTGCTGAAGAGTTTGAAAAAGTATTCAAATTCGCAGAAGAAGACTCAACAGTCACATTTAACTATCTGATCCAGACAATCCTTGGAATTATCAAAGATTATCAAGAGCGCAACTCAGAAGATGCATTCAAGAAGTATCTAGCGTGATGCCATGTTAGATATTTCTAGAAAGCTAGTTGATGAGCTTGTTCTAGAAATTGAAGGCAAAGAACAGACTTTCCCTCTGCTCTTATCGTTCGATAGAGTTTTGAAAGTCTTTGAATTGTGGAAAGACGACGAAGTTTCGGACATTATGCGACCTTTCTTTGCGTTGAGGATCCTGACAGGTGTTTCTTTTGATTTTTTGACCGTAAACGAGGCCATGCAAGTGATATTGGCAATCTTTGAAGAACACATACAAAACGGCAAAAAAGAAGATGACGTTGAGTACGACTTGGCAGGTAATGTCATAAAGTCCTCGACGTCGTCGGAAGCACCAAAGAAAAGACTCTACAACGTGAAGCATGACGGAGCTTA